GACATAGCAAGTTCTATCCTTAGCTTGTTTTCTGTCTGGGTCATTCGTAGGTGTACCCCTATGTTTACAGTTGCCACAGATTGAATAATCTGCACCAGTTTTACTGGCAAGTCTTGGGTCTATATCACTACGAATGATATAGGTCTGAGCCATATTGCCAGTCTTTGTGTTTTTACTTCCATTGAAGTAAATCACTACAATATCTTTACCATCAATCAAAGATTGACCTTGATATATTATCGTACCATTACTCATAATTTTCTACTTTGTCAATGGTTTCGTCATACACATCAATGGGCATTCCGTCATTGCGTGGTTTACTATACCCTTGATTATGTTTTTCTTCTGCTTGTTCTTGAGTATTAGCTTTCACCCAATACTCATAAGTTACAGTAGCATAAGTTCTTATCTTAAAAAGTTTCGTCATAATTTATCTTTCAGTTGGTCGTTAATATTTAATAAATAAATACTTCTTCATTATATTCAGAAGTATTTTTTATTACTCAAGTCCTTTTGCAATTCCTATTGCAAAAAAAGAAACTGTACCAAGTCCATATCCCATAAAACTTTCTAAGAAAGTTGTTGGTTGTTCTACGAACAATAGGCATATGCCACTTGTGATACACATAAAGAAACAAAATAAACTTATCCAAAGATAAGTTGTCGCTTTAAAATTAAACATAGTTTAAATCCTTTCAGTTAGTTGCTATGAAGTTTATGTAAATAATCATCAAGATTATTTTCTACACTATGAATAAATTCAAATAACTGACTTGCAGTTTTAAAACCTATTTCATAGACTAAAATTGTGTTATAAACTTGCAAAAAAAAGTTAAAACCTTTGGTTTTTCTGTGTATCCAAAGTTGATAACTTTGAGTTTCTAAGTAAGTTGATTTTTTAAAATCAATTTTTGACATAGTCAAATCCTTTCAGTTAATTATTTTCTAGGAACTAGAAGTCCCAATTCTATTGCTATCTCTATATCTTCTTCAGAAGATATAGTTATTGTATTGTCATCATTTTCTTTGTCAAGAAAATTATGCCATTTCTTTTTTTCTGACTTCGTCAGTCCTTGTATTAATTGTTTAGCTTTTGACATAGTTTAAGTCCTTTCAGTTGAGTTTTTGTTAGTAGTAAATAAATACTACTTCATTATATTCAGTAGTATTTTTTACTAGGTCGTGGAGTTCTCACTTGCGTTGTGCCCTTGCCCATCTGCCTAGATGCAAGAGAGCAAGGGAAACAACAAGGGAGGAAACCAAGAGATATATATATAATAAATACTACTTCATTATATTCAGTAGTATTTTTATATAACTGCATTGAAAAAATTAGGGAAAATGTAGTTGAAAACTACATTGTATGCACTTGCGTAGCACTACACAGACCTACACAGGTCATGCACACACTAATCGTCAAATAATTGACATAGAACAAGGGTAGAACTGTCAAGAAATTGACATAGAACGAATGTAGAACAAAAAAGAGATTACTTACGCATACACAGACATGCACAGACGCATATACGCACATGGGGACGCAAAAAACACGCAGTCGCATATATATATAAAAAGGGTACCCCCACAAAATTATGGAGGATTTGGACTTGTAGTTGTTGATAATCATTATTAATGGGGGAGTCCTCAAAATAGATTTACACAACACTGCACGAGGGATGCAATAGAGTCTATATAGTTATGTGTTGTATTGATTTGTGTTCCCTACAGGTATACCTTTAACCCTGGAAACTTAGTCATAAGTATATCATACTTTTTAAAAACTCACAATAGTTTTTTTAACTTTTTTATAAACACAATATAGTGTATAATACAATAATGAAAAAACAACCAAAGCATTTATTATATGCTCATTTAGATGATGCAGGTCTTAGAGACTTAATTAAAGAAGTATCAGCCACCAGAAAAAAGGTAAACGCAGGTAGAGACTTAATTGAGATGAGACGTGAGTACATGAGAAGAGTTGAAGAGAGGAGACTTAAAATGGCAGAAAAGAAAAGTAAGAAGTTACCTGAAGGTCAACGAGTAAAGATGTTAGAGAATGCACAGCAAAAATATCAAAACTTTGCAAAGAACACATTACCTAGTGGACTATCAGCTATGCAGGAGAAGTTCTGTTTAGAATATACAGCTACAGGTGACGTATTAGCTGCGTATCGTTCAGCAGGTTATAAAGATTTAAACAATGATGCAAAAACTCGTGCTGAAGCTAAACGATTATTAAAGAATGATAAGATTGAAGAAAGATGTAATCAAATAAGATTAGATGCAATGAAGGATGTAAGTGTTAATATTAATCAAGTTGTAAAGAAGTTTATGGATGTGTACAATCGTGGTCTTGCAGAAAATGATTTAACCAATGCAAATAGAGCCATGGAGTTTATAGGTAAACATCTAGGTATGTTAGTTGAACGTCAAGAGATTAAACAGGACATTACAACTAAATCACCTGAAGAATTAGAACGTGAGATTAAACATTATGAGAATGTTGTCAAACTTGAAAAAATTAATAAACAATAGTATAAAAGCTATTTATTATTTCTTTTTAATTTTTTTCGTATTATGGATATTATATATATGTACTATGGCATTATGGAATACAGTTTGTAAAGGATGTCCAGTTGAATGGTACATAACAAATGTTGAACCAATACTTCCCAGACCTGAACCTAAACCTGAACCACCTATTATAGAAGATGATGATGATGAAGAATGGGATGATGATGATGAGGAAACAGATTGGCGATAAAAATAATTAAGGGGACTACATATTGGTTTTTACCTTTAGATTTTGAACGAAGAGTAAAACCAAAAGAATATAAATCACCAGTGGTAAATTATGGACCTAATACAAAAGCCAAGTAGTAACTTAATTAAACTAAGAGAGTTATACTTTCAAAAAGCAGTTTTACAATCTAAAGATAGCTTTTTACATTTCATAGCTATGTTTGCACCTACCCTTGTACCTGACTGGTTAATGGGTAAACATATACATGTAATAGCTGATAGATTACAAAAAGTTGAAAGTGGAGAAATAAAAAGATTGATGGTGTTTCTTCCTCCACGTTCTTCCAAGTCAGTAATATGTTCCAAGTTATTTCCTGCGTGGTACGTAGGTAGACATCCACAACATGAGATATTAACTGTATCACACTCAGACCAACTAGCTTCAGACTTTGGTAGAAGTGTAAGAGACTTAGTTAACTTTGATTTATTTAATACAGTATTTCCAGATGTACAATTACGTAGTGACGTAAGAGCAGCAGGTAAATGGAAAACTAATCAGGGTGGAACTTATTATGCAGCAGGTGTTCGTAGTCAGATTGCAGGTCGTGGTGCCCATGTTGCTATACTAGATGATGTAATGTCTGAAGAGGACTCATTTAGTGAAACAGGTAGACGATATGTAAAGGAATGGTATCCTTCAGGTTTACGAACTCGTATTATGCCTAATGGTTCAATTGTAATTATTAATACACGTTATCATGAGGACGATTTATGTGGATGGTTACTACGACAAGAATCACAAATAGAACTAGAAAATAAATGGGAAGTAATAAAGATACCTGCATGGGTAGACGAACCTTCAAGTAAACTGCTGAACCTACCAGTAGGCTCAAGTTATTTTCCTGAGTGGAAGCCAAGTGAAATACTCAAGAATGATGAAGAAGAGATAAAGGCAAGTAATGGCTCACGATATTGGGAGTCTCTCTACATGCAGAATCCTGTACCAGATACAGGTGGTATAATTAAAAAGAAGTGGATTCAGTGGTGGGATTATGATGAACCACCTGCATGTGACTATATAATACAAACATATGATACTGCATTCTCTACAAAGACTACAGCAGACTTTAGTGTAATACAAACCTGGGGTATCTTTGAACATATGGAGACTGATTCAACAGGAAGAGAGAACTGGGTATCTAATTTAATATTATTAGGAAATGAAAAAGGTAGATTTGATTATCCTGCATTAAGAACTAAAGCACAAGAGTTATATGATTATCATAA